ATACTTTCAAGGCTGAAAGTGAGAAGTACAAGAAGGAAGCGGACGATTGGAAGGCAAAAGCAGAGAAAAGCAACGAACCTACTCCCGCTCCACCTGCGGGCAATCAGGGCAATGCTGAAATGAGTGCGATTATTGAGAAACTCAACACCTTGCAGAATAGCTTTGCTGAGTTCCAAAAAGGCAGAACAGCCGAGAGCCTTAAGGAGCAATTCGTAAGGCTGATGAAAGAAAAGAATATCCCAGAAAGCTACTATTCTCCTTCGCTCGTGGGGCGTGATTTTGCTGATACCTCCGCAGTGGAGACCTTAGCTAATGCCGTAACAGAGGGCTTTGGCAAGCAGGAGCAAGAGCTTTCAGCACGTGGGTTTTCTTACTCCAAAGCACCTGATACCCCTGACGATCCTCAGAAAGAGGAGGAGGCTATTGCTAATCTCATTGAGCAAGAAACCGAGAAACTAACGACAAGTAACAAGTGACAAACCACTAATCATTAAAAAAGATGCCAGCAGGAATTAAGTATGACCTTAAGGGTCAGGAGGTAGAGAAAGAACTCTACAACGTAAAATCAGGCTACCGCTTAGCAGGAGGGTTCAATATTGAGGATAGCGATATAGATGACGGACAATATATCCCTGTCTTAGCTCCCTTAGCGGTAGATTTTAAGACACGCACGGCCAAAGTATCCAAGTCCGTAAAGGCCGTGGAAGCGATTAATGCCACCACACTCAAGGTACAGAAAGGGAGCTTTGCCAAAGTAAATATGCACCTTGGTAATGGCACGAAAGGCGCAACCATTTCAGCCATCGACACTACCAATGCCAATTATGACACTCTTACCTTGTCAGCTACCATTGCTGACGTAAAAGATGGTGATGTCCTCTTTGAGGCTAAAACCGCTAATGGGAAGGAAGTCAAAAACCCTGCTAATTTCCTTAACTATGCGAGAGTGAAGAAGGAAGCAGGGGCAACTGTTACCGCTTTGGGTCAGGCGTATGAAATCCAAACCAACAAGCTCTATGTACCTGTATCCGATAAGGATAAGGAGACCCTTGGAGCAAGATTTATGTTTATCTAAAAACCAGTAGAACAATGATTTTAACTTTAGAAAAGCTCTTTAACAGCCCTCAAATCATCAGAGCGGTGATTAATAGGGTGATACAGACCACTGCCGATACGGTGGTATGGAAGCGATATTTGGACTTTGAGGAGACCAAAGCACGCCTATTCAAAACCTACATCGGCACCGTTACAGGAGTGGTAATGGGGTCTGTGATTGACAAGAACTCAGGCAAGCCTATCCGTGAGCGCAGAACCCTTGGTAGCGGTATGGGTGAGGTGGCAGACTTGGGGAACTCCTTTCAGTTGGACAACGAGCGCCTTAGTATCATCAAGCAGCTCACAGACAAATACAACCAAGCAGGAGCAGGACAAGCTGCGGTGATGAATGAGATCATCAACTTCTTAGCCGATGATATTCGTCAATGTACGCTGGCTCCTCACAAGCGTATGGACTATTTGGTAGGGCAACTCATTTCCACGGGTAAGGGAGAGGTCAAGTTGGACGACAACAAAGATGGGGTTTCTCTTATTGACATGGATTTGCCCGTGATGAAGTTTGACCCTACCTCCGCTGAGAAAACCAAATTCATTAGCTATTTGCAAAAAATAGTCAATGAAACCCGTACCAAGGTAGGTGTTTTTGCGGCTATGGAAATGACACGTACCACCTTCAACAAGCGTGTAATTGCCTCCAATGAGTTCAAGGACACCTACAAAATGGTATTAGGTAGCGCACAAATTGGCGTATCAGGAGGTATTATCACCGAGGCTATGGCAAACCAACTCTTAACAGGTATAGGATTACCTCCTATTCGTATCGTGGAGGATTATGTAGTAAAAGAGGACGGCACAACGACTAACGTCTTTGCAGATGAGCGTATTGCCTTGCTTCCTACTGCCAAACTCGGAAAGATGATGTGGCATGAGCCTTACGAACTTACTGACCGTGTGCCTAACAAAACCTATACCGTATTGGAAGGCGGACACTATATCACCACACAGCGTACTGAAGAAGGTCGCTTTATCGAGTATGGTTGTGAGTGGATGCCGAGCTTTGCTGCTCCACAGAGCATAGTTGTGATTAACACCTCTAACATGGGTTAATATGACAAAAAAGGACTATTTCCGTCAAAGGTTTGCCTCATTGGGGCTTTCTCTCACTGAGGCTGACCTTTTAGACTTAGACATTGCTGATTTGTCAGGTGAAGCCACCGCAGAGGAGCAAAGAAACTTGTATATAGCCTTTATCCGCTTTATTCCACAAATCCTCTTACGTCCCAGTTCTATATCAGAAGGAGGAACCAGCCTCGCAAGGGCCAGCAAAGACGATATAATTGCTTTCTACAGCAACGAGTGTAAGCGGTTAGGTCTCAAGGACGAACTGAGTAAGAAACCTAAAGTCATATTTCGATGATATTAGATAATGGCACATTGCAGGTACAGACCACTACAGGCGGCGGCTTGGTAGGAGGTATTCCTCAAGAAGCTACCCTTCAATGGGGTGATCCTATTCCTTGTCATATTGTAGCTAATACCTACAATCAGCGGGGGACTTTCAAGGATAGCACCTTTACCCAAAGCAACTATACAGTATGGTTTGACTATGGGCTGTATATTTTCAATGCCAAGAGGGTACGACTTATAAGCGGCAAAGGAGAGCAATTAGGCGAATTTGAAGTGCAAAGCATAGAGCATGCCGATTGGGTAGGACGAACTAAAATCATGGTATAATGATAGAAGGAAAGCTAAACATTGCCTTTGACAAAATCAAGGAGCAGTACATCAAGGCAGCCACTCAAAAATTCATAGAGATAGGCGAACGCTGTATCACTGAAGCCAGAGATAATGGCTCCTATACCGATAGAACGGGTCACCTTAGAAGCTCCGTAGGCTATGTGGTGCTATTGGACGGCGTGGTACAATCTCAAGGGAATATAAACAAGCATAACCAAGAACAGATTGAGAAAATCAAAGCCAAATATCCCAAAGGCTTGGTGCTGATTGTAGTGGCAGGAAAGAATTACGCTGCCTATGTAGAAGCCAAAGGCTATAATGTGCTTTCCAGTGCCGAGCTTATGGCTGAAAACATCTTAAAACAACTCTATGGATCATGAAAAAAGGAGGCACACAGATAGAAAAGGATGTCTTTGACACCTTCCAAACCGAGATAGGCGCTTTTGTACGTGGTGGAGTGTATTTGCAAGGCACACGCCCACACAACTCTTTCGAGGAGGATTGTGTTATAGGCTTTCTCACTGGCCTTGATAAGGATATACAAGAAGGTAAGGTAAATATTAACTTCTATGTACCTAAAATCAATGCAGGAGCACAGAAAAAAATAAAAAACATTGCTCGTATTTTGGAGATAGAAGCCTTTATCTGTGGCTTAGTAACTCGTATCACTGATGAATATCGCTTTTATCAGGAACAAACCATTCATAGCTTTGAGGAAGACGATAATCAAACCTTGGTTAATGTCGTCCTCAGATACAAAAGATTTAGTAACTATTAAAACACTTAAAACATGGCAAACATTTTAAGCTGGGGCAAACCAGGAATAGAATATGTAAAATTAGAAAACGGCGACTTGCCCAGTACACCTACTTGGAAGGCTTTCCCTACCCCAGTGGAAAACACTACCAAATTGGAAACTGAAGAAGGTGAGAGCAAGGAAGCCAAAGTAGAGGGAGGCGAGGTGATCGCTACCCGTAAGAATGTCAGCAAGTACAAGCTGGAATTTGAAATCTATGAGACGGACGACCTAACGGCTCCTATTCCCGACAATGACGGGATTGTCCTTGACCAGTACGCGGTACGCCTTACCCCTGAAAACACCAGTGCCAAGGGCTTTATCATAGACCGTGCCAGTGTGTCCGTAGTAAGGACTTGGGACAGTGAGAACGGAGGTAAGATAAAATACACCTTCACCGCTCTGAAACCAAAGACAGGGAAAATGCTCAAGCAGTACAATTAATTCATTGATTAGTGGTTAGTGCTTAGTTTGAGCACTAATCACTAATCGTTAATCACTAAAAAGATGGACAATATTCAACAAAAAACAGCACAAACCCTATTGCAACAAGCCGAAGAGGTAACCATAGCAGGGACAAAGTACCAAGTACCACAACCCACCCTCCGCACGCGCCGCGCGCGGCCCCGCCGACAACATGGACCCCGACATCGAGCTGTGACGCGGGCCATTCACCAATCAGAAAGCGAGCCAACCATGCCGAAGATGAAATCGCATTCGGGAACCAAGAAACGTGTCAAGGTGACCGGATCGGGCAAACTGATGCACCGTCAGGCGAACCTGGGGCACCTCAACGCCCACAAATCCTCCAAGCGGCTGCGTCGCCTCAAGGGCAACACCGAGATGGCCGGCTCC